GCGAACTGGGCCCGGGTCAACAACGATTCCAGAAGAGGATCGTCGTCGTTGACATCCAGGCCCATGTACGCTCGCAGTTGAGCCACGCTTGCATATGCCATTAGATCATCGCCATGTAGACCAAATCATCCCCGGCGTTGTTGCAGATCCGATAGAACACGTTGAGGTTGTCAACCTGAAGCCACTCGGTTTCCTGCCCGGCATCCAGTTCCCAGCCCGTGGTCGTATCGGTAGAGCCGTTGGCAACAGTCACTCCAGCGCCACCAATGTAGACGTTTCCGGCATTGTCCGAAAGCGCCTTGAATTTGACCCGATAGCAGGTGACATCTGGCATCTGCACGGCTGTCGCCGAGCCGGCCAGCTCGCCGGTCTTGATCGTGGCAAACGTGCCGGGCTCTTCACGGATCGCACCGCTGGCCAAGCGCACAAGGGCTATACCCATGTTACGCCACCTTGCGGCTGATGGCCTGCCCGATGATATTGATCGAGCGGGCAGCACCAGTGTTGGCCTGCACGCCAAGGTACGGCTTGAGGTCCGTTGCGTTGGTCAGGGCGGTCGACGTGCTGACAAGCGCTCCGTTGATGTAAAACTGAGCGATGCGCGACGCATCAATCGCCACACGCAGCCGGTACGTTGTGCTGGCCGCAACCGCAATGCCGGTATCGGTAGCCGTATCGGTGCCGCCGATGCTGTGGATTGCCTGCCATTTGCCAGAGTTGGTCGCCGCGGCGTAACGGAAAAACGCCTGGTCATTGTCGGTGGCCGTGACCGATGTGTTGGTCAACTTGAGCCCAGCCCAGATGGTCATCGACGTAATCGTAGCCGTGGTGCGCAGCGCACACTCCCAGATCGTCTCCTGGTCAGTACCCCAGGTGACCTGCTCCCAGGCTGACTGGTTGGCGTCCAGATGCGGGACCAGAATCATCTGATCATTGTCGGCTCCGGCCGTCGTAAACGTGAGCCCTCCCTCAGCGTAGTATGTGCTGAGCGCAGAGGTGCCATTGGTGCCGAGCACCTCGAAGTCTGGGTCGGCAATCATCCGAGTCGCTTCGGACGCATTTTGGATGTCAGCGTTGATGCCTGGCTTGCCACGCCGCCCGGCCGCCCACGACAACTCGTAGCGGCTGGAGAGCGCATTGAATCCAGTGAGCGAGTAGTCACCGCTGAGCGCTAGGGGGACGCCATCAAACTGGACGCTCGCCGTGCCATTTGCATATTTTTGGCCAAAGCGCAGATTGCCGCCTGTCCAGGTCGATTTAACATTTGCAACAGTCATATCCATCCTCCTCGGTTATGGCGGTGGTTCCGCCGATTTCGGTATCCACGTATCCAGCGTGTGTCTGAATTTTTCATAAACTTTTCAATATACGCGTATATAAGAAAAGTTTATCAAAATCGTCGACACACGCTGGATACCTGGATACGGATCCTAGTCAGTGATTGCAGAGGCCAGTGGGAGCCCAGGGTAGCGGGGCACACCGATAAATGTGATGTTAACAGTGTTGCTGGCGTTGCCGCCGCTGTCATCTAGGTAGACGCAGTCGAACCCAGCGCTGAGCGCATCGGGGTCGATTTCGAACACGACTACCTGATTGGGGGCAACGCCCGTGTCGATGGTGTAGGTTTTGGCCGCCGTCTGGCGCACCAACACATCGCTGGTCGTGCCCGCATCCACATCGGCATAGATGTCGACGTTGTTGGCTACGGTCTGGCCACCGCCGGCCACCGCCGTCGCCTCTTTGACCGTCAGCACCAGATCAGTGTCAGCGCTGCCAGTGTGCGTGACAACGATAGCGCCGCGGTGGAAATTTTTGAGCGACACCACATCACAGGCCACGGCGTTAGCCGCACCCTGATAGAGCTGGACAATTTTGTGAGTCTGAGAGATGTGCATGAGTATCTCCTATGCCCGGGTGGCCAAAGCGACGAATGGGGACACGGTCGCCGTGCCCTTGTGCGGGGTCAGCGTATCGTGCCATGCGGGCTGGCCGTCGACACGATAGACAAATCGGTAAGCGGTCTCGTCTGTCAAAAACTGGACGTGGATGCTGGTCTCAGCCTGCAGCCCGCCCTTTTCGATCATGACATACTGGGACAGGTCGGCCAGAATGATGTCACCGACAGTGCCCAGCGTGGAGCAGTATTCAATCGGCACAATCGGACGGCCCAGCAGCGTGCCAAACGGCGCACCACTAATCCCGTTAGCTGGCAGATACACCGGCATGCCACCAGTACCGACAGGCATATCGAGAGACAGCAACTGGGCCTCGATGTCCTGATTGATAAACCAAACAGCGTTGGCACGCGAGCGGTTCCACATCCTCAACCACATTTTGAAAATGTTGGCGGTCACCAGCGTGGCCGCCGCCTGGCCCGTTTCTTTGGCGACAGTGACCAGCGCCTGGCTCGACAAAATGCCGAGAGGCTGGCCTGCACCGCTGCCATTGACGATCGAGTCCTCGACTAAAAACGTGAGCTCCTCGCTAAATCCCTGCTGCATGATGTTGCCGAGCGCCGTGGTGTCGGCGAGCAGCTCGTCAGTTGCGTAGGCAACGCCGGCCAGCTTTTTGAGCTGGAGCGTCATCTGGCGAAACTTTGGCTTGGTGGCCAGTTTGGTGCCCGCTTCGGCAAGCCAGTACCCCTGAATACCACCCCAGCGGCTGCCGGTCGCCCGGCTGGTCTCGTCGATGGAATTCATCACGAGCGAATTGCTGTTGGCGCTGATCTGGATGCGACGGGTGCGGCTCATCACGCTGCCCATCTCATTCATCCTCTGCAGGATCTCCGCCGCGAAGTCCGGCTGGACAAGAAAGCCTCCATCGCTCGGAACACCCTCTGACAATCCGAGAGCTTTGGCTCGCTTGGCCTGAGCAGCCAGACGCTGGTCAGCACGATGGGGACGCATGGCTGCCTCGGCCACAGCGTAGAGCTGTTCGCCGAGCGATTTGAATGGCATATCAGCCATCTTGTCAGTCTCATCAGCAGTAACGACCAGTCGTGCCGCCGATTTGGTGGCAGGTTCGCTTTCAATCTGCGTTCGGAAAGCCTTGAGCGCATCGATCTCATCGCGCAGTGCCTTCATTTCGTCGTAACCCATTTTTTTGTCTTCCATTTCGATCTCCACGTTTGCGCCCGAGGCCATCATGTCCAGTTCGTGCAGTAGCTGCGCCCGTTGCTTGTAGCTCTGGGCGAGATCCAGATCGCCTTCCATCACGGCATTGCGGGCCAGATTGATACATTCCATCCACGTCATTTTGAGAACTCCTGTTGCATCCTATCCAGCTCATCCAACATCGCAGCTGCCGCAGATTTTTTATCCGCCTCTGGAGCCGCCTCTGTACAATCATAGCAGGATGCCATCAACAGATTGTCGATGCCGAGCGATTTGACTGCCGCCACAACGTTGTCGTCAATCATACGCGGATCCATCGGCTGGACCGTGAGCGTGTCTCTGCGCAATGGCCATGCTACGATCTCGCCGTTGGCCGCTTTGACCACACCGTCGGGGATTGCCTCCGTGCTGGTACCAATGAGCCCGGCCCGAATGAGCTCCTCCAGAAACTGGACGTACTTGTTGCGCCGGTTGAGCACACGTTCGACAAACAAACCTTTCTCGTCGACGATGGCTGTCTTCCAGTCGACCCGGCCCAGCACATCGTCAGGGCCAGGCTCCCCAGACGGGGCATAGCCATGCTCCCAGTCAACGGCTAAGATGTCGGCTTGGGTGTAGGGTGATTCGAAAATGGTTTTGGCTGTGAAGAACTCGCCTACCGAACCGTCGGGATTGCGCCGGTGCGATGCCAGCCCCTCCAAATCCCGACCGCCCCACAGCACCATGTAATTGCCGATGCGCAGCTCGTCGGTGGTCATGCCGAGCGCTTTGACCGTATTTTTGCCCTCGTTGATATCGTACCAGTCATAGCACGCCCAAAATCCCGGGGCCAGCGGATCTCGCTTGTCACTGCAACTGTGCCGGGCCAGAAAGTTTTCTCTGCGCTCGGGGATGTCTCGCTGCATGGGCAGCTCTGGATCCCCGTAGTGGACCAGATACTCCCGTCCGTTGCGCAGCACTGTGCGCATGTACTTTTTGTCGTCTCGGCTCGATGGCCGCCTAGGCGACGCCTGGACTGTCACGCCATTGTACGTGTAGCGCCGCGTCGCTTTTGTCTCGCTGCTGGTCATGACCGGCTTGCCATCCTCTGGTAATCCTGCGCGTCGCTTGCGCCGGATGAGACGCTGGCGCTCTGCTTCTGACAGGTTTTCTGCCCGGCTTTTGGGCAGGCATTTTGGGTACGCCTCCAGATAATCGTCTTCGGACATACCGTCGGTCGGGCGGCCACACGGCTCGTAGCCACCACCCTCTTTGGGGCGGCTGATGTCGACCCACTGCTCGGCAAACCATTCCGTGAGATTTTTATAGCTGGCCTCTGCATCTGCATCGCCGTCGATATGCTCGATGAGCGTTTCAACATCTACCGATTTGCCGCTGGTGTATCCGCTCTCATCGTCTCCATGCCGCTCCCGGACCAGCTGCCCGTAGCGCTGCACCAGCCAGCCGTTGGCATAGGCAGACGGATAGACGCGATATTTTCTTCGAGCCTCTTCCCTGGCCCGGATCCAAAGTTTTGGATACTTGACATCCGGCGGCGTGTCTGCCTTGTCCGCCTCGCTGGCATACAGTGCAGCGACCTGCGCCTCCGCATCCGTTCTGGTGTCATGGCAGCCGGCCAGCGAGCCATCATCTGTTTTGATGACAGCGTAGCCGCCGCAATCTGTTGTGTCGGATTCAATGTGCCAAGGCATTTATGCCTCCAGTGCTTGTTCAATGGCCGATTCGAATTGTCTTATGATTCGGGTCGCGTTGCGCTCCAAAACTTGGACATCCGTCTGCCAACGATCGCGGTGGATGTCCGCTTGGAATTCCCGAGACTGCACGAATGGCGCATAAATGACTTTTGTGCCGACCCTGCCCACGAGACGGTCGCTCTCCGTGCGCACTCTGGTTGTCCATGACCTGCCGAGCGTGCCAGTCCTAACATAAGGCGAGCTGGGTCTTGGTGCCGGATACTTGGCCAGATCCGCCTGCAATATCATCACGCTCCGCTGCATGGGTGGCCGCAGGATGTCATGAATTTGCTGGAGCGAGTTGAATTTGCGCATGAGCTTGTCCACACCCTCGATCCGTATCGACGCCATGTTAAACCTCCGTATCCACTACGACCGGCACGATCCAGCAGCGACACCGGGGATGTGCAGGTGGCAGTTGAAAGTTGCTTCGAAATTGTGTGCGGATTTGTTCGTCAAGTGCCTGGTCGAATTTGTCGTCAATGCCAACGATCTGACCGTTCAGAGCGCCACATATCGGACACATCAGCTCATCCGCTGCGGCCCGCCATTCCATGTACCGGATGCCAGCCTCTTTGTAGACGCGCTGGTTGGCCTCCGCATAGGCACGCGTGACCTCTGTAGAGGCAATCAGTTGAGCGCGCTGTGAACCAAAAACCGGCTCCAGATCTTCGATGAGCATATAGAGTGGTTCACCATTCTGTACCCATGCCGCAACCGCCGTGCGAGTTCGAGCCAACGTTGTCTCATCAATGCCTCCGATCAATGTCCCGATATGGTTTTGCGCCCACGCCCGAGCGTCCTCGTTGACCAGCGTCCAGTCCATTCCCAGCCCGATTGATTCCAGCTGTTCGACCGCCACGAACACACCCAAGTCGACGCTCTCCAGCAGCGCTCGGCGCAATCGGTCGTAGAGCGCCTGCTCCTTTTGAATTTCTTTGACTGCGGCTTCCAGCTCGGCGTCCACGTCACCGATAAATTCCTCCGCCGACATCTTGCGAGCCGCCTCGTAGATGGCACGCTGCTGCTTGGTCAGCGCCGCTTGAATGTCACTGGTCACCTCCCGCTCCAATCGGTCGCGCTTGCGGGGCTCTGCTATTTCGATCGGCCGGAACACCGGCTCTTCCGGCTCGCCCGGATCACCCTGCAGAACGAGAGCTTTGTCACGGATACTGTTCCGTGATGTCTGCCCAGTGCTGGCTGGAATAAAAAAACCGGTGCCATCGACAGCCTCCAAAAGAGATGCCTTGTCGACCGGGGTCAGGATATCGCTGGCAAATAGTGCAGGGTCTGGATTGTGACGCTTTTTCGCCCAGCGCCGAAAACGTGCAATCTCTGCGGATTTGGCCGTGTCGATAGCAGGAGCCTGTTCGGGCGCCGGCGCCGGGGCGACAGGTGCTGG